TTAGATGCGGTGGTGTTTGCATTTAAAGCTGAATATCCTACAGCAGTATTTGAACCACCTGTAGTAGTTGCTTGCAAAGTACCAGAGCCAAAACCTGAATTTCCTGTACCAGTTGTGTTTAAGTTTAAAGAATAAAAACCAAAACCAGCATTTCCATACCCAGTTGTATTTGCCCCCAAAGCATTAGAACCTAATACAGTATTACTTGCTTGGCTACCACCACCCTTACCAACAGTAAGACCTGATATAGAAGCATCATTAGCCAATGTCAGCGATGTACCATTAAAAGTCATGTTGGCTGAACCAGCATAAGCACCTGAATTGTTATAGATAAGCTGAGTATTTGCGCCAGCTACAGATCCAGTTGCTTTAGAAGCAATAACCTGAACAGTTCCAGTATTGTCTTTATAGAATAATTTGCCGTCTGTGTAATTAATGGCAAGTTCAGCGCCAGTAGCTGTACTGGTTAAGTTTGCAGCCAAAGGGACATTAGTAGCCGTTCCGCTTGCGTACAATAAAATTGGTGTATATCCGGATGCCGCCATGATTTATTCCTTTAGAAGCCACCACCAGCGATACCGCCAGTAATGACATGAGTTACAGCATTAAATGTAAAGTTTGTGTCCGTCAATTCTGCCACATTACCTGTTGCCGATCCACCCATAACTACATAATTAGTAGCGGAAGATGCAGCAGCCAAATTTACATTGGCAGCGTTAGTAGCATTGGTTACTGCGGTAGTGCCAATTACACCAACTACTTGAGCAGCGGTAGCAGCGGTAAAGGCTGAAGCGCCATTTCCATAAGCCAAGCCAGTTAAGGTTGCAACACCTGTACCGCCATTACCTACCGGGAGAGTGCCAGTAACTTGAGTGGTTAAGCTGATTGTTCCGCTAAGTGCAGAAGCAGGGTAGCCTGTACAGTTTGTCAAAGTGCCTGATGCAGGAGTTCCTAAAGCACCGCCATTAACTACAAAAGCACCAGCCGAACCAGTATTAACTGCAAGGGCAGTTGCTACACCAGTACCTAGACCGCTGATACCAGTAGCTACAGGCAGTCCTGTGGCATTGGTAAGAGTGCCTGAAGATGGTGTTCCTAGTGCGCCACCATTGACTACAAATGCGCCAACAGAACCAATATTGACACCCAAAGCGGTAACAACACCTGTGCCTGTGGTTATTGTAGATGGAGCAGCGCCAGCGCCACCGCCAATCATTAAGCTATTTGCAGCAAGTACAGCAGAACTAGCCCAAGTAGTACCACTTGAGAAATAAGGGATGCCACCTGAAGTACCAGCAACAGTTAAAGCTAAAGTGCCTGATCCTGTAATTGGAGAGCCTGAAACAGAAATTAAACCGCCAGTAAAAGACTGCGCTACTGAGGTTACTGTGCCTGTAGTTGGAGTTGTCCAAGTAGGAACACCATTTCCGCTTGATGTTAATACTTGTCCGCTTGTGCCATATCCATTACCAGCAGTTCCAAAAGAAACCGCACCAGTACTCAATAATCTCATGCTTTCTACAAAACTAGAACCATTGAAAACTAAAAAATTTGTATAAGAAGAACCTTTGATAGTTGTAGTAGCTGTAGCGCCTTGATAAGCACCAATGGTTAAATTAGCATTTGTATAACCATTAGTGATGGTTGTAGATGCGCCATAAACATCCAAATTGCCAAAAGGAGATACCGTACCGCCAACAGCTAAATTAGTGCCATCAAAATACAAATTGGCTGATTGAGCCATTGCACTTGTAGAAGAAGCATAAAAAATTTCATTAGCGGTATAAGAGGTTAAATTTGTACCCCCATGATTAGTTGCTAAAGTTCCAGTTACACCAGTTGTTAAAGGTAAACCCGTAGCATTGGTTAAAGTTGCTGAAGATGGAGTTCCAAGAGCAGGAGTAACTAAAGTTGGAGAAGTGGCTAAAACTACATTTCCTGAACCAGTTGTGGAAGCTGCGCTAATTGCTGTGCCATTGCCTTGCAAAATACCAGTAACAGTAGTTGAAAGAGTGATAGCAGGAGTTGTACTAGCTGTTGCAACTGTTCCAGCTAAACCATTAGCGGTTACTACAGATACTGAAGTTACTGTTCCCGAACCGCCACCAGCCACCCAAGTAGGAGGTGCAGAATCACCATTAGATTGAAGGACATAATTGGCAGTACCAAAATCTCCATTAAAGGAAACAGCGCCAGTATTATTGATTGCCATATACTCGCTTGGAGTATCTGATCCATCAGGAGTTACTAAAAGTTGCAATAATCCCGGTGAACTGCCAGTAGCGATTGTTCCAGTATTGTCTGCTGATAATTGAAAACCACCAAAAATAGAATAATTATTTGTGGTATCAACACTACCTGCATTAAACAAAGTAAATAATGGCATCCCATTAGTTACAGGTGCATGAGCAGTTGTATCAGAATTAGACCTAGCTGTAGCAATAATGGTTTGCTCAGAAGTCGAATGACGATGATGCAATGTCTGAGCAATATTTGTGCCATCAATATCGCTGATAGTTAAAGTGGAAGTATAGGTAGTTCCATTAACTTTAATACCACTAGTTTCTAAACCAAGATTGCCAATAATAGCCGAAGTATTAGCGGTTAAAGTGCTAAATCCACCTGCTACTGGAGTGGTTGCGCCAATAATGACATTATCAATATTGGTAACCGTAGAACCTAAGGGTTGTGCGGTGCTTCCTAAAGTAAGACCAAACTTGCTAATAGTAGAACCATCGGTATAAAACAAAGCCCCATCAGGAATATTGACGGCAAGTTCCCCTACATTCAGATTTGCTGTAGTAGGAGTATGTCCACTAGTAAGACTGTGGAACAGTATTATCGGTGTTGAGCCTGTTTGAGCCATAACTACTTTCTATTAGAATGTTCCACCGCTAATACCAGTAGTTGCATTTAAGGTAGTGAAATATCCAGCAGCAGGAGTTGTTGAGCCAATAGTTACACCATTAATATTGCTAACTGTAGAACCTAAAGCCTGTGCAGTAGAACCAAATGTAATGGATGAATTAGCTAAATAAGAATTGGCAATTGCTGTGCCATTCCATACACCTGAAGTAATTGTGCCTACAGTAACAATGCTTGCAGAACCAGCTACAGGAGAAGCTCCCAAAGTATTGTAGGAAATGGTTTCTGCGGTAGAACCATTAAATGATGTACCTGAAGCTGCGCCTGTGCCTGAATTATCAAAAGTTACGGAATTGGTTGTTGTTCCGCTACCAGCAGGTGTTCCCCATACAAAAGCAGAACCATTCCACTCTAAATAGGTAGAAGAAGTAACTGGAGCAGTAATAAAGCCTGTTGCGCCAGCGCCAGTTTGATACAAAATCTCATCAGCAACACCACCAGCAACCGCAGTAGCCAATGCAGCAGTACCGCCAATAGACAAGGAAGCTGCTGTGCCAGTTAATCCTGTACCAGCGCCAGTAAACTGAGTTGTAGCGGTAATTGTTGAGCCACGAACTGTAGAAGCAGTTGTAGCGCCAATTGCTGTGCCATCAATTGATCCACCAGTAATTGCTACTGAAGTAGCATTTTGGGTGGACATTGTTCCCAAACCAGTAATGGCTGTGTTTGGAATAGTAGTAGATGCAGTAACTAAGCTATTGCCATTGGCATACATATAACCAGTTAAGCTAGTTACAGTAATATTTGAGAATGATTCTGTATTAGAGCCTGATACTTTTTCCCATGCAGTTAGGGCTGTGGAATAAATAGCCCAATCGCCAACTTGCCAATCAGTAATACCGCTAAGAGGAGTATTACCAGCAACAGAAACAATATAGTAATCTTGGTTATTAGGGGAAGTTGCACCAATATTCGGTGTATTGGTTGAAGCATCCCAAGTTCCTTGATAAGAAGGTGAATTTAAAGTAGAAATTGTTGCATTTGTAATGCGACCTTGTTGATCTACAGTAATTACTGGAATTGCATTTGAAGCGCCATAAGTACCGGGTGTTACGGCAGTATTAGCCAAAGCAATGGTTGTTCCAGTAGCAGGGGTATAGGAAGTTCCGCTAAGACCAGTTCCAATAGTTAAGGCTGCATAAGAAGCCCAAGTTGGATCAGAGCCATTAGAAGTCAATACCTGACCATTAGTGCCAATGCTTAAAAATGCGGTTGTGTTTGCAGCGGTTTGATAAGGTAAAGAACCATTAACACCACCAGCCAAATCAGCAGCAGTACCTGTTACATTAATTCCCCAAGTGCCTGAAGCATTTGTACCTGTAGTAGAAGGTGCGCCAACAGTATTGTAGGAAATAGTAATAGCGCTAGAGCCATCAAAAGTTTGTGGAGAAGCACCGCCAGTACCGCTTGAATTAATGGTTAATGGAAAAGCAGTTGTGCCAGCAGCAGTACCCCAAGCAAAAGCAGAGCCATTCCATTCAAGAACAGAACCAGCTACAGTAGGGGCGGTAATAAATCCAGTAGTTCCAGCACCAGTTTGATAAAGGATTTCATCGGCAACACCACCAGCAACACCTTTAGCGGTATCAGGGCTAAATTTAAGAACTGTAGTGGCTGTGGAATCAAGATAGTAAAGGTTGCTATCGCCAATATTAAGCGCTACCTCACCAAGAATTAAATTGGCTGATGATGGAACAGCAGCCGGGGTGGGAGTGTAATAAAGCGAAATGGGGGTTTTGCCGAGTGCTGCCATGATTTTTCCTTAGAATGAACCGCCTACCATATTGTAATAAACCGATGCAGTAATCGCATTGGGAGTTGTGCCACCTATAATGGTGTTATCAATAGTTCCACCAGTAATAGTTGGGTTTGTAAGTATTGTTGATGTCTGTGTAATTCCTGCAATTGTGCCACCAGTAATGTTTACATTGTTGGCATTTTGAATGGACATTGTGCCAAGACCTGAAACTTGAGTATTGGCAATCGCAATTGGAGTTTGTGTAACAGAAGTAATTTGACCTTGAGCATTAACTACCGCTACAAAGGAATGGGAAGAATCACCATAAGCACCTGCATTTGCACCTGTATTAGCTATGCTAAATTGAAAAGCAGATAAATTAAGACCTGTACCAGCAGTATAGGCTTCTCCAGCCTGTTGATCGACATAAAGTTTATTAACTAAATCGGTGTTATTAACAGGAGCAGAAGTAACAGAACCACTTACCAAAGCAGCAGATTGCGCTGTTAAATTGGTAAATTCACCTTGTGCTGGAGTGGTTGTTCCTATTGGAGTTCCATTAATTGAACCACCTGTAACTGCAACACCAGTAACAGTACCGCCTGTAATTGCTACAGCATTGGAATTTTGAGAAGCTATTGTGCCAAGTCCTGTAACTTGAGTGGTATCAATTTGTATTGATTCAGTTAATGCGCTGGTAATTTGACCTTCAGCATTAACATCAATAATAGTGGCATAAGCTACACCGCCTACATTGCCCGGTGTTACTCCTGTGGGAGCAATGCTAAAAGTATTTCCAGCGAGAGCAAGACCTGTTCCAGCTAAATAAGAACTGCCAATTTGAGCATCGACATAGGCTTTATTAGGAATGTCATTGCTATTAGTAGGCGCAGTTGTAATTTGACCTGTTGTCAAAACAGCATTGCCAATAGTGGCTGTCGGTGCGCTTACACTAGTAAATACACCTGAATAAGTGCCATTTTCCAAACCATAAATCTGAGCAAAAGCATTAGCTGTGCCAGCCGTCATTAGATTAGTTATAAAGTCATTGGTTTTCCATGCTCTAGCAACGGTATTTTCTTGCGCCCTAACTACAGTTAATACATCCCCTGTAATATTGGTACAGGAAACAATTTCAGTAATTTGACTATTTACTGCGCTAACAAGAGTAAGGGTTACTGCTTGATTTGCTGATGGCTGTGGAAATACTGATCCTGTGCCATAGGCTACTTGAATCTGAGTATCAATTGCGGAAATGGGGGCTGCTAGTGTTGTCTGAGCCTGATTAGCAAAAAGAAGAATAGCCATACGCTAGAACCCACTCGATTGAACACTTGAACTAATTACTATCCAGTTTGCCCCATCACTCTGTAAAGTGCAAGAAGTTCCTATGATTGGTTCTAAGATTGCAGTACCAGCTACAGTTGATCCAGTAGGAACAACATTAGCAGAAGCACTAGTAATTGTGTAACCAGTTGTATTCTTGATATTTAAAGTTTTGCCATAATAAGTGGCAGCATTTAACAAAGTTAATTGGACATTAAATCCTGCTGTAATGATAAGAGTTACATCGCCAACAGTTTGATTGTAAAAAGCGCTACTGACATTAGTTACAGTAATTGGTACATTAGAGCCTTGTGTAAAAGCATTGGCAGCGCCAGCGGTAAAATAGTTAGAAGCTAAATCACCAGCCAACCAGTTTTTAGCGGAAGTGCCTTCTTGACCTCTAACAATGGTTAATACATCCGCTGTTCTTGCTGTGCAATAAGCAATCTCGCTTAAAGTTCCTGTAGCAGCATCATTAAAAGTGATAGTAAAAACTTGCCCTGCCGATGGGCTTGGAAACAATGCGCCTGTACCAGTAGCGACAGTACAAGTATTTGCGCCTGAACTAAGATTAGCTGCTAAAGTAGTTTGGGCATTATTGGTAAAAAGATAAATCGACATAGTGATCCTTAATACAATTCGACCCAATTTTGGATGCCACAACCATTAAAGTTTAATTGATAAGTAGAGCCTACAGGAACAACAATAAATGCTCCTGCATGAGCACCAGCACCATTAAACTGCCAATTGAAAAATGAAATTAATAAACCATCTACATAAGCTGTAATACTCGGCCCGGAATTGGCTGCTGTACCAGTTGCAGATACATAAATAGGATAAGGGTATGGGTTTGTGTATGTAGCGCCTGAACTTCTTGATCCAGTTACATCATGCCATTTTGTATTTCCCCAACCACCACCCAAAGGTGCTGATACCCAATTTGTGCCATTTGATTGAAGGACATTGTTTACATTACCCGGTGGAACATTACCAACTGCACCAGTTCCATTACCTGTTAAAACAGAATTAGCATTTAATGAAGCCTGACCTGTGCCGCCTGAAGCTACTGGCAAAGGTGGATTAAGACCTGAAATAGAACCGCCAGTAATGGCAACGGCATTAGCATTTTGACTTGCCATTGTTCCCAAAGATACTGGGTTAAAAAATGGGTTTACCAAAATCCATTTGTTATAACTTGCACTCCAAACCACAACGGCTACAAATCCATTACCAGCAATATCACCAGCTAATAAAGGCTGATTATTGCCTTTAACAATGGTGTAAGTACCAGTATTAGTAGTTCCTAAAGTTAAAGTCAAATTAGGAGTGGTTGTACCATTAGCAAATCCAGCCTTAAATTGAAACTCTAAACCATCAGATAAAGAAGTCAAAGTAGATGGAATGGTTACGGCAATACTGTCTGACGAGCCTGTAGCTACTGCATAAGTAAAAAATTGCTGTTGTAACTGTGCAGGGCTTAATGAGTTGGCATTTCCTGTAGCTGGGTTATTCATGACATAAGCGCCATAAACACCGCTATAAATCAATGAAATTGGGTAGCCAGCGCTAGGAATATCGCCTACCAATAATGGGGTATTACCAGCCTTAACAATCGGTAAAGCGCCAATAATGGTGCTTCCCATAGTCAAATTTAAAGTTACTTGACCTGTATTAGCATAAGCGGAAGTAAGGGTAAACCCAAATCCACTAGGAACAAAGTTTAAATTGGAAGGAATAGTAGCAGTAAGAGCATTGGCAGAACCACCAGCATTAGCATTGTCATAAGTGCCTTCCTGAAATTGATCTAACTGAATATTATTGCCTTCTGATCCAGCGGTATAGAACATTCCTGCTGTGTCATTGGCTAACCAAGATTGTGCGGTTGTTCCTTCTTGCCCTCGAACAATCGTCAAAGTATCGCCTGATCTAGCTGTACAAAGGACAATCTCAGTTAGCAATCCAGTTGCTAAGTCATTAAAAGTGAGTTTGAAGCCTTGTCCAGCAGCAGGGGATGGGAATAAAGAACCTGTGCCTGATAGCAAAGTTACAGTAGTATCAGCGCTAGTAATCGGGGCTGCTAGGGATGAGTGAGCATTGTTAGCGAATAAGAGGATGGTCATTCGTGCAGCCCTTTGTTAATTATTTGCTTATTTTAGCCATATAAAAATTATTAGTAAACAACTGTATAGGTAAAGCCTACTGGCAATTGTAATACCTGTGCATTAATGGCTGCTTGAAGAATTGGTGCTAATTCTGTTGGGATTAATGGGATCAGTTTTGTAGGTGTATTCATTGGTCTTTGATCGAACTCAAAAGTGTTAAACAAAGAACCATCTTCACCCAAACTAATACCTTGATCGATATTAATTAATACCTCACCTTCAACTGGGAAGGTAACTGAAATTTGCCAAGTTTCTTGAATGGATGGATTAGCGCCACCAATCAAAAATCTAGCTATTTTTCTTTTAAGCCATTGGATGTCAAATTGCATCCCATCGCCTTTAAAAAAGTTCCAAGTAATACACCTTTTAAAAATGTCATCGGTACATTCATAAAAGGTTTGAGGGGCTAACTCATACTCCTCATTGTATTGAAACTCATTTAATTGATTGGTGTTGTATAGACCTAAAGTTCTATAGTTACCTTTTGGTAAAACTGGTCTTTCAAAGCCATACAAAGAAAGTGCCACCCAATCTAACAATTTACCTGAAAGACCCCAATAAATAGGCAAATTGAGGTCATTTATGCGGTTTAAATTAGTTTGTGATGAATTGTTATAAGCCGTAAAAAAGGGCTGAAGATACTGAGTAGTATCATCATACGAATACTGTTGGTATAAGTATGATGCTATCGGGGTTATATCTTTAATCACAATTAGCCTTGAACAACAGTAATTAATGATGGGCTGGTTTCAAAATAACTTTGTGAATCGCCATAAATTAATCCAGTTCCAGCTTCAGGGCTAACTACATTGCCATTAATAGTTACACTAAAAATTAAGCGAGAAAGCAAGGGAGTTGGCACAATACTTGCTACTGCTAATTGGAATACTGATTGCAACTCTAGGACATTGATTGGCTGACCAACATAGATGCTATTGATATAAGCAGCCAAAGCTGGTTGAGCTAACTGTGCTACAGCAGATGGAGCAATAAAATTAGTCGCTATGGTATTCCAAGTTACCGCCATACTTACTGTTTGTAAGGGTGGATTGACATAAGTAATGGTGTATTCATCAGGAAAATCATCAATCGATACGGTAATATTCCGCAGATTAGGGCTAATAATGCCACCGCCTGTGTAAGAACCAAAGGAAGTAGTATCTACTCCAATACTGAATGAAGTTTCATTAATGACGGTAATGGTGTAATTGCCATTAAAAGCACCGGGGGTAGCATCAGTAATTGCAATATGCTGACCTGTGGAATAGCCATGATTAAGGTTAGTGGTAACAACTCCCGGATTAGCATTGGTAATAGCAGTTGCAGTCAATACAGAACCCACCAAATCAGGCAGATTGAAGATCGATTGGTAAATGCCATAGGCAACCGCATAAGGATCGCCACCACCGCAAATAACAGTTAAATTCCCACCAATGACTTGAATGGACACTAAGCGAGTTTGAACCCCTGAAATCCTGCCTAAAACTGCTCTTAAAAAGGTAGGAGTGCCTTGAGCAATAGCTTTACCTGATTGGATTACTTGAGCCTGATAGTCCTGTAGGGTTTGTGCGGTTTGCCCCGGCAAGCCATCAGTTTCATTGGTACAGGTCAAAGAAAAGCCTGAAGGAACAGAGGTAATAACTTGTACAACTGTACCTGTAGGAACAGCCCAAGAACCTTGAGTAGTTGCTAGGCAATACAAAGGGGCGCTAAATCCATTGGATTCAATAATGCCACCATCTTGTACGGTGTACTGGTGAGAGCCATCAGATACAGTAAAACCAATCGGAATCACAAAGCCGGGCAATCCAGCAAAGGTGACATAGACCGAAGTATTAGAACCAATACCTTGCTGAACTCCATAAGTTTGACCTAACTGATATAACAAAAAGGCATTGGCAGTTGTAGGAGCAATCGAATTAACTAGATCGACATAGGCTTGATCTTGAACTACTAAAGCGCCAGCAGCGGTAGAAGCCATATCTTCTACAAGACTGCCCGGCAAGTTTGCAGTAAGACCGGGGGATAAAGCAGTAGCAGCGGCTAACTCAGCATTTAATAGTTCTGTTGGGGAGGCTGGAACAGCGCCAGCAGTAGTAATTGTTGCCATTATGTAGCCACCGTTGTAGAAATTGTTGTTCCATTTTGGAATACTGCATTTATATAGTAAGTAGGCTGTGTTGCCAACTGATCTCTAACTACCCTTAATTGTGAGAAATAAGGAGCATATTGATTTTGAGTTCTATTAACTGCTGCATCAGGGGCAATTTGGGTCATGACTGATTGCTGTGCAGGGATGCCATAGTTACCATAAATAGGAGATTCGCCCTGATTTAAGCGCAAAGTTTGAGCTAAAGTGGCGAGCCAAATATAGCCAGTTTGGGTAATTTCTACCCATTTTCCATTTTGATCTTTGCCGTAAGTTCTCATCAGTTTGGTGTTCCTGTATTTCCACTACCCGGTTGAACTCCTGAATGGGTATGAGTACTGCCAATATCTTTGCCATTATTGGTGATTGTGCCTGTGCTGACAATATTGCCATTGACATTCATAGTGCCACCAGTTCCACCGCTAATAGCAAATCCAGCAGTACCAGTAATCAAACCATTAACTGTCAGATTCCCATTGATTGTGACCCCTGTATTTGGGTTATCAATAGTGATTCCTGAATCATTAATAGTGATATTGCTACTACCTCTAACAATTGTAATCTGTGTAGGGGTTAAAGTGATAGTGGCATGGTTATTAGTATCTCGAATTACTGCGCCATTAGGGGCATTAATATTGACGGCATTGGGATCAACTGCTGACCAGTTTTTATTGCCAATCGGAACAAACACTAAACCACCAAGATTAGAAGGCAATCCTAGAGGCGCTTTGCCTAATCCTAGACCTGAGATGCCGCCTAACCTGACATCAGCCGATATACAAATTCCAAAATCCCCGACTTGTACAGGTAGTCGTACATAAGTTGATTCTGCGATAGGGCAGGTTACAGGAGCAAAAGTTTGATTGCCAGCCTCAATTTCAAAGTTTACGGTAACAATAGCGCCATTAACTGCGGTTACTCGGCAAGGCAAAATCTGCCCTAGCTTGTTATTAGCGGTGCTTATGCTGGAATTAACAAACTCATT